GCAGATCAATATTCTAATTTAGTAACAGAGCCTATTTTGAATTCTGGTGAATTAGTTTTTACTTCTCCATTTGCATTTTCCAAAAAAGATTCTGAAGAAGATATAGGTTTTGGTCAAATTATAAAAGGTAGAATTTTATTAAAAAATATTGGCGATTCTCCTATAGATCTTTACAATGCTTCTGTTGCTGCTAGAACTATTGGCAGCTTTTCTATGATCGGGCAAAATGGAAGTAATGTTCCCGCTGTAGTGGGAAGTGATTTAGAAAAAAGTGATTACATTTTTGATCTCCCAGTTAATGAACCTTCAATATCCGATCCGTCTGTTGATTTCGATTTAAAAGGAAAAAAAATAAAATTATCAAAATCTTATTCTGCTGGTATACGAGGTGGTCAATCTTTTACCGTTGTGACAGGTTCTGCCGGAAACTATCGACCGGAAAAAATAAATGGAAGGGTAAATTCGTTTTTTCAAAATAATGTTGGTCAAATAAAATCAACACTATCTTCTTCTCAAAAGTTTTTTGATTGTGATTATTTTGTTGTTGAAGAGTTCTTTAAAAATAATACAGTTACTCAAATCGCTGGGGGAGGAGAAGCGTTTGTGGATGTTTTGTTTGGAGGTATTCAGCAGTCAGAAGTGTCATTTGAAATCTTAACAGATCAAGATGTAAATATAAATGACACAGATAGCTCCTCGTCCTCTATTGATTCTCTAGAAATAATAAAACTTGGAGGTTACTATTATGGGGATCTAGTTGTTTCTAGCTCTACAGATTATAGCCCTCAAACAGGTTCACTTAAAGTATATATAAACTACTAAAATGGGAAAATCAGAATCAAATTTAAATAAGCAACTCGTATCTCTAAGTCCGGACGTCTTAGTTGATTTATACGAAATAGATTTCAGTTCACTTCAACCAAATTTTGAAATTCTTCAGGATTTATATGGAATATCTATTGGCGCAGATTCGGTTTATAGGTTTTGCCCTATGATTAACGGATCAAATCCTGTATATTGGCAAGGTAAGGGTTATCAACCCTTGCCTATTAAAGCTAGTGGTTTTGAGCATAAATCTGATGGGAGGTTACCAAGACCGACTTTGACAATAGCGAATCCAGATGGAGTGTTATCTCAAATAGTTCACTCTAATAGTGACTTTACAAATTGCAAGGTAACTAGAAAGAGAACTTATGTCCGATTTTTGGATGATGAAAATTTTCAAAATAGAAATTTAAACGAATCAGGGAAAAACCCTTTTGGGGAAGCTGACCCTAACTCTCACCTTCCTGATGATGTATATTTTATTAATAAAAAAACTCAAGAAAATAAAGTCGGCATTGAATTTGAACTTGTTTCCGTTTTAGAATTTGAAGATTCTTGGGTTCCTGCTAGAATTGTTTTGTCTAGCTACTGCAATTGGACATATAGATGTTCTGTTGGTTGCGGTTATAAAGGCCTACCTATTGAAGATGGAAATGGAGAAAGTCTTCGAGAGGGCTTTGCGAAAAACCCAAGCCTGTCTTCGGTTTCAGGATCAGACCCTGTTTATAATGTAGGAAAAGTTGATCCAGATTCTTTCCCAAATGGTTTGATAGATATTCCCGATTGGAATAAAGAAGGTCGAGGTTCCACAGATTCTGGTTATAAACTAAATGATCTTGTAAAAATTACCCCAAGAAATTCTAATAACCCATATAAGTCAACTCCTCAGGTTTTTGTGTGCATTCAATCTCACGAAATAGCAAAAGATCACGTACCTTTTTTTGACAAAGAATACTGGGCAAAAGATGAATGCCAAAAAACTTTCGAAGCTTGCAAAAAAAGATTTGGATCTTCAGGTTCTGATGAATTGAATAACGATTACGAAAAGTATGTGAATAGCTATTCTGATCTCGTTGCCGCTTTTGATAGTCAAACAACCATGAATAAGTACGACTGGGGAAAAAGACACTGGGAGCAGCATGGTCGAGGGGAAGCTAGAATTATGCCTCAAATAGAAGATGTAGAAGATTTATCTAAATATAATAAGTCAAATAGAACCCATAAAGGTTTAAGATTCGGTGGATTCCCAGGTACAGAAAAGTTTAGAGTTGAATAAAATATTTGATTCATCTTTTCTTGATGAACTAAAGTTATATTCTAAAAAAACACCCGACCAGGAGTGTTGCGGTATAATAATAAAAGAAAACAATTTAAATAAATTCATTTCATGTGAAAATAAAAGCCTTTATCCTCGCGAGTCTTTTGTTATAAACTCTAATATTATTATTGATTATAATGTTGAATATATTTTTCATAGTCATACTATTGGTAGTGCTAATCCATCAATCAAAGATATGCGAGTTTCAGAAGAATTATGTATACCTTTTTTGATTTATAGTTTAAGCTGTGATGAATTTTACTTATACAATAATATAAGTGTATAAGAATATAAGGTTTAAGGTAAAGTGAAGACGGTATATTTACATGGTAAGTTAGGTAAACGCTTTGGTAAAAAGTGGAGCCTAAACGTGGGCTCTGTTCAGGAGGCGTTTTCTGCCCTAGAGGCTAATAGCGAGGGCTTTTTCGAATATATTTTAGATTGCGCAAAAAAAGATATTCAATATATAATGTTGACCAAGAATCCAGCCAACATAAGAAGCGAAAAAGATTTGAAAGAAAATCTAGTTGCCCCCTCTCGGGTGAATCTAATTAATAATTCAAAAGAAATTCACATTATAAATAAAGCCGAGGGTCTTGAGGCGGTTTCAATAATCACTATGATCGTCGCGTCCGTAGCTGTTCAGGTAGTTATGAGCGTTTTATTTAAGCCACCCAAGCCACCAGAAAGAAAAGATCCAACTAATACAAAGTCTTATTTGATTGCTGGGGCAATTAATCGACAAGCTCAAGGTATTGCCGTTCCTCTTGGGTACGGCAAGTTAAAAATTGGATCTTCTAACGTAGCTACTAGGCAAACTTCAAAAAGGTTCAGAAGTTCTACTGAAGAGAAATCTTTAGAGTCTTACAGCGAGGTAGAGATTTTAGATTTATTATCTGAGGGCCCGATAGAAGGTTTTGTTAATAAGAATGGGGGAACAATATCTGGAGGAGATATTCGAGAGGGGATATTTTTGAATAATGTTCAGGTGAAAAATACCCCAAGAAACTCAAACGATGAGGGTACTTTGAATTACATCTTAAATGAAAATGAAGACTCGGAAGAAGGTAGGCCTAAGTTTAAAGACGGAGACGAGTCTGATTCGACAATTTTGTCTGATGAAGTTTTCTCTATAAGAGAGTATAATTCGCTTTTATATGGGTCGAGCCCTTATGGTAGAAATAAGAAATATCCGGACGGCAAAAAAGAATACGAAATAATTGAAGAAGCTTTATCTAATGATGCAAAAATATTTTCTCATTTTGTTTCTAATGAAAATGTTGGTAAAATATCAATCGCCCTAAAGTCTAATCTTTATATTCAGAATGATGATGGATCAACTTCTTCTGACAGTATTAGGTTTGCGATATTAATTACAAGATCTAATGGAGAGTTTAATGTTCTTGATCGATCGAGTTCGAAATGCATAGTCGAGTTTGAGCAAAATTCTGGATTGACTGAAACTCATCAAGGTTACGATGGCTATTTTACTTTAGATGGAATTGCAACTTCACCGTATCAATTCGATATAAACATATCTTACAATCCAAAATTAAATAAAGAAGAAATTAGTGGTGGAGTAACTTTTAAGGTTATACGTTTAAGTGCAGAGTACGACCCCTCTGTAAAAGGAGGTTCTGTAGGTGGTATAGCAAAGCGTAGAGACTTGGAGATCGCTCATATTGTAGAAATAATTAAACAACCGATGCTTTACCCTCATAGCTCTATATGTAAATTAGTATTCGACGGAAAGAATTTTTCAAACATTCCAGAAAGGTCGTATCATGTACGATTAAAGAAAGTTTTAATTCCTTCTAATTATGACCCTGTCTCTAGAAAATATGATGGGCCTTGGGATGGCCTGTTTCTCGGGCAGTCTGATTCTTTAGAATCCGCGCATTCTGTCGCTGATAGAGACAAAAGGTGGACGGATAACCCTGCTTGGATTTTTTACGATTTATTGCATAACGCTAGGTATGGCGTTGGTAAATATGGATTGGAGGAAGAAAATATAGATAAATGGCAGCTGTATAAAGTCGCTAGATATTGCGACGAGTTAGTTGAGACTAATTACCCTATAGAAACCGAAAGCGCTTTTCCGAGAATGTTTGAAACTGATAATAATTTACTGTTTGATGAGTTTATTGAACAGCAAAATTCAGAAGATTCCAACGGTTTGTCAAACTTAAAAAGCAATGGAAGCTTTACGGTAAAAATAAAAAGCGATAATTTTTATAATGATAACGGCCAATTAAAAGTTAATACTAATGCGTTTTTAACCCCCGGCGAAATAAAGGATAAGTTTACAAAAGAATTTGGCGACGGAGATAGCTTTAGGGGTAAGAAGATTGCTTTCTTTATTCATCAAAACAATGTTGACCTTAGTTCTTTGAGTGATGCTGATATTTTAAATATTCAAAAAAAATCTGCAATACGTTCTGGTGAAATTATTATAGAGGAAAGAATTATATTAAGAAGTAGTGCTACAAATAGAGAAGTTACTTTAGCGGGGCCAACTTTTTCAAGTAATCCGATGACTTCGACTAACAATAAAACATACGGTGCGTGCGCTACTCAAATTAGCCACCCTATTGTCGAAGCTAGGTTTTCTTCTAATATTTATTTAACTGATCGTGTGGAGGCTTTAAATGTTATGAATAATACAGCTTCTGTTTTTAGAGGGATTATAGCTTATTCTGCAGGAAAAATTATCGCCGTTCAAGATGCCTTTAAAAGACCTGTTCAGTTATTTAATAATTCAAATGTATCTATTGACGGATTCTCTTATGCAGGAGTAAATAAAAATAAAAAGTTTACAGCTTGCCTTGTTCGGTTTAATAATAAAGATAAAAATTATCAACCAGACGTAGCATTCGAGGAAGACGCTGATGCTATGCAGAAATTTGGGTATGTCGAAAATGAAACTATGGGTTTCGGTATAACATCTGAAAGTCAAGCGAGAAGACTCGCTAAGTGGATTTTATTTTCCTCTCAACTAGAGACAGAGACAATTACATTTAAGACTGGGCAAGAGGCAAGTTATCTATTTCCAGGTGCAATATTTGAGGTGTCTGATGAAATGAGGGCTGGGTCAACAAAAAGTGGAAGAATTTTAGATATTCAAATGCACAAACAGGTTGCTGTTCAGGGTCAGTCGTCTCAACTTAATGTTAAACTACCTGATCCTTATGTTTTGATTGATAAGTCCACAATAGAGGCGCCAAGCTTTAAGCGTGTCGAGCTTACTGTTTGCGTGGGGCTCTCAAACTCATCTCAGGAAAAACTTAATGCTAGGGCTGCTTTTGAGAGATCTAGTGAAGATCAGGACGCAGAAGCAAGCGCTATATTAACCCCTCAAATATACAAATTTGATGGAACCATAAACTCTGATTTTGCAATAACTAAAGAGGGGCCAAGGGGGCAAGCTTCCACAGTTTCGGATTTAAAATTAAAATTGTCTTTTGATTTAGATCTTGCAGATAATTTGTTTAAAATATTTAACCATTCTTTTGAAGATGGAGATAGGGTGCGTTTTGTTTCTGATGGTGTTCTTCCTGGAGGTTTAAATCCTAACCGAGTTGAAAAGTATGCATATTATGTAATAGAAACAACTAAAAACACATTTAAGGTTTCTGAAGAACTAAATGGGCAACCTGTAAATGTCGTGGATATCGGCAAAGATATTTTAAATAATATTGGAGGTGATCATTATCTATGTCCAGAAAGTGGTCAAAAGACAGCTGATGCTCTTGATCAAATTATGATTGGCTCCCCGTATTCAATAAAGGGGACGGTTGGAACGAAAAGTAAGAAGTCTTTATCCAATCAAGAAAGAAGTAATTTAGGTATAATTAGCTCTCCAGCTGCAGGCTGGTCTGTTTCTAACTATTTTGGTTATATATATTCTCAAGATCAAGTTGATTGGATAATGACTGTTAATATCGGATGGATATATGTTGGCGAAATAAAAGAGAGGCAACCTTCGTCAGATGATTTGTGGTTTTTTATTCCTGAGGTCGGTTGGGTGTGGACTACAGATAGCCCAGTAAATGACATCAAGAATGATTTTTGGTATATAGACTCTCACAAACAAAATAATTCAACCGCAAGTGGCTGGGTAATTCCTTACTATGATAGTTCTAAGAGAGAAAATATTGTTCAATTTTTTGTTTATGATACTGATACATCCTATCAGGTTGGTCAGGATTATTTACTAGGGTCAACGTCTGACGGTGCTGGTAAAAAATACACAATCTCGGAAATTGGATTTAGCAATTCTGTTCGTATTGGTTATTTTTTAACTTTAACGAATAGATCTTCTACTGTAGAGACAAAGTCTATAAGCAACTCCACTCCTACTGGCAAAAATAGAAATGATAATCCCAACTATATTTCAGCTACGATATCTAGTGTTGTTACTCGAAATCCTCAAGAGTCAATTCAAAATCAAAATTCAATAGCAATCGAACTTCAAAACGGTCATGGCGGCGACCTTCGGAATAATCAAGAAATATTTATAGAAGCATTTTCTTCTGATTCTACAAATTTTAATAATGAAATAAATAAAAAATGGCGTATTATAATAATAAATGAAAATGTTTTTGAATTGATTAATTCTGGTCAAGCATATACTCATTTTTCTTCTATATCTAATATAACAAATAATGGTGAAATTAATTTTATTCGAGATGCAAAGTCTATAGTAGAAAGAAGTTTAGAAGGTCAATTATTTAGAACGATGTCGGTAAAAGAAGTACAAGATAATGAATACGAAGTTGTTGGGTTAGAATACAACGCTTCTAAATTTGCTGCTGTAGATAAAAAAGGGGTTGTTAGGAAACCAGCCCTTCCTATTCCTCCTCAAGCTGATATGGCTATACCTGAAGCGCCAGACGGTTTACAATTAATCGATTTAACGAACTAATATTATGTTGTCGACTGCTATAGGTATAGAATTTAACGTCAATGATCTAGACGCTAATTACGAAATAATTGGAACTTCTGACAATTATTCATTTCAATACAAGCTTGGTCGCGGTAGTTCTTTAGTGGATGACGAAGGAGATCTCGCGCAGAAAACAATATCATTAAAGGGTAATTATGGCGAATTTAATGTAAAAGTTTTTGCGGTTAGCGATATTGGAATTAGATCTGCATTTATTGAAGATACAATCAGTGTTAGCGCGCCAGATTTTAGTGACACGTTTTCATTTTCTGATATAAGAATATCTAAGCTTGGTCAACAAGTAAATATCGAACCAGAAGTAATTCAATCGCCCGATCAAAGTAATAATAAATTAATTGTTTTTTCTGAATATGTAGATAGATCTGCGAATATAGAATGGAGCTTGACCCCTCCTCTTGGGCACGCGAAAGAAGGTCGACCATTATCTACTGAATTATTGAGTGATGCATTTTTTGATCATTTCAAAATAAGAATATTTAATACAGAAAATTCTATTGAGTTTACAGATTCCGAATTGAGTAATTCATCTGCAATGGCTAATACTTTGTTGAGTCCGGATGTTACTGGCTCACTTGAGTCTTATAGAGATTTTTCATTAAACTTAAATTCTTCTGTTTTTGATGATTTGAATTTTGATAGAAATATATCTGTAGAAGTTGTTTCGCACGATTCTTTTGGTAATACTGCGACTGGATTAATTAGTGGTATTAATTATTCTCCATCTGTGTTAAATTTAAGTGCTGCACTTAGAGGTTCTGATATATCATTTTCTTGGATTCAAAACGATAGGGATTATAATTCAACTACAATAAATGCTTTATCTATTCCCAAGGATCAACCTTTATATAATAGTGGCGATTTGCAGGCTAGTTTAACTTACTATGAGGGTTTAGCTTCCGCTTCTAGGTGGGATGGTATAAGTAATTATAGGGTTGGAGATAAGGTTAACTATCAAGACGTTGTGTATGAATGTAAGGTTGGTCATAATGCAAATAGTTCTCGAGTACCTCGGGAATCTTATTGGTGGAAGACTCTTGAGCCTGTTGTTGATTACTCTCATAATGAATACCAAGTTATAGAACAAGCTTTAGAGCTTCGTCAAATATGGGGTTATAAATATTATTATACTTTTCAATCTGTTGACGGTTTTGGCACTGGTCAACTTTTTAACTTAACTGATGAAGGAATATCTCCAAAAGGTTCTGACTTTGATACTTTAGATCCATTTCTTTCTGAATTAAAAATTGGTAATTTAAGATTTAGAGAAAGAGAAGATGATTTAGTATTTAATTGGGATATTGTAGATCAAGAAGGTAATACTGTTAATTTGGATGAATATAAATTTGCTTTATCGAATAGTGATATTCCTTCTGTTTTAGGTATTAGTGGCTCTTTGTTTGACGCTGATACTAATTTATTTTTGACAGGAATAACAGAGGGTAGTAATTCTAGGTCAACGTTTATAGATGAAGATGGGCAGATAGGTATTGCGACAGAGCTTCCAAATACAGAAGTTTTTAACAGTTTTGAGTATACTAGACAATTAAACAACGAAATTTATGGAACTGGAGGTTTTATTTTTACTGCCTATCCATTTGATAAGGATTTAACCTACGGACCAAATGATGTAGTTATCGGAGATGATGGGCAACTGTATATTCCAGCCAGAGTTCCTCCAACTTACACAACGAATAAACCTACAGATTTTGATTCTTACGGTGTGCCTGGAACTTTTACCTTTGATAATGGGTTTTATTATTTATGCGTAGACAATAATACATGGCTAAGAAAAGCTTTAACTGTAGTTACTAGAGTATCTTCAAATGCTGGAGATGTTTATAGCGACGATAATTTCCACTATATATGTATGGGTGGAACTTCTTGGGGCAAATTTCCTCTCGCTGAATTTGATAGACCTAAAGAGTCTTTTCCGCAGGGGTTTCTTGGGCAAGTTTATTACGATCAAGAATATTTTAATGTTTATACCTCGCAGGGTTGGAAGAGTTCTGCTTTCGCAAATTGGGGTGGCTATTCGAGTTCAATAATTATCAATGAATATGAAAGAACTAGACCTACTTATCCACTGTGGTTTGCTGGAGATAATTATGAGGTTGATGATGTTGTGGAGTATGATGGGCAACTGCATAAAGTCGATGAAGCTTTTGGGCCTCAAAGCACTCTTGGTGTTTTTGATTATAATGTATCATACCCTTCTGGCGTACTTATTGTCGCCCCTGAAGATGGAACTGTGCAACCTTTTGAGGTTTACAGCTCTTTTGTTCCTGGCGATAAGGTAATATATAAAAAATCGATATACGAATCATTGACATATCAATCTGAGTCGGAAATAGTAAAACCTGATTCGGATATTGATCAGTGGAGACTTCTTTCTTTATTTAATGATATTGATTGTGCTATATTTAAATCTACTACTGAATTTCCTGTTATATATTCAAATGATTTTGAGTTTCCTACTGATGGAAATATAAACTACCAGTCTGAAATTCCTATTTCAATTATAAATGCTGGTGATGCTGGTCAATTTGCATTGAGTGAAAGTTATTTGTATTTATGTATATATCAAAATAATTGGATTAGAGCAGCAATAACAATAGAAGAAAAAAACGCGGGATCTGTTGGAGATAGAGATTATGATGATAATTTTTATTACTTTTGCCTTGGTGGGACATCTTGGGGTAAGATAGCATTAGCGGCTTCAACAAAATCTGATGTGGGTAGCGTAGGGGACATTTACTATGATTCGGATTTCTTTTATGTTTTAACAGGTGCTGGCTGGAAAAGGTTCACAATGCAGCGGTGGGCTTTTCTTCAGGTTGCCGTGTTGGATAGTTCTCACTGGGAGAAACAAAATCCTGAAATATCTGATAAGTTTAGCTTATTGGTTCCAAGATTTCCTTACGAAGTTGACGATTGGTTGGCTACTGAGGATTATTTTTCTGGCCAATTAGCTGTTTATGATAATACTATTTGGAGTGGTGTTGTAGATAATGGACCAAACTTTTCAGACGGATATAAAATACCTAGTAACTCTTCTGTATATTGGTCTGCCCCAAATATATCAACAAGTTTTGCTCCTGGAGATAGGGTTTATTATGACGGTCAGATATATAAATCTTTACAAAGTAACCCAACTGGAGCTCCAATATTTCCCTCTAATTCCAAAGATTATTCTAACGAATCAACTTACCAACAATCTCAGTGGGCGCCATTCTGGGAACTGAATCAAGCTTATGATGGGTTAGTTTTTAATCATATAGGTATACCTGAAAGCGGAAAGAGGAGTGTTGGTTTAGAGGTTGGTATAATTAATAACGAAGGAGATATACTTCAGTTGGATAGAATTACCGGATTTAATCCTGAGCCAAGTATTATTCCTCAAGGATTTCAAGCTGATAGTGTTAGTGAATCTACTAAAGTTAAATTTAATTTTAATTACTCTTTCGGATCTCAAGAGAAGACTTCGAAGGTTCAATTATATAGATCTGAAAATCCTAATTTTAGTATTTTAGATTCCCAAGGTCTTCCTGGGGCTGGAGCTTCAACATTCGTGAAAGAAGTTTTAGGAGCGGGGGACGCAACGTTTGGTCAGAATATAACTCAAATAGTTGATGAACCTCCAGTTCCGTCTATTCCTGGGTATGGCGAACAAATTACAGGTTATTATTATAAAATACTTCCTTTTGATGATTTTGGATCTGGAGATTTATATGGAGTAACTAATAACCAAGGCGGACTTGAAAGAGTTTTAGTTTATCCAAAAAGCTTTAGCTCTCAAAATCCTAACGCTGTACCTGGAAGAGTGTTTAGGACTAATCAAAATGATATTCCTGGACCAGTTATTAATTTGACAGGAAGAACGGCTTTTGAGAATTTCTTTTTTAATTGGGAAATGCCAAATAGCGACCTCGGTATTGTTGGTAATATTCCTAATGATATTAGTCATTACGAAGTTTGGCAGTCAGAGGATCCAACTTTATATTTCGGAGCTTTAAATAAAAGGCTAAACCAGCAAGACAATTCAAAGGGTTATCGAAGAATCGAAGCTGATATTGAAAGCACTGGCCCGATACCAATAGAGCAGCAAGATCCTGCGCTAGGGATATCTAATGCAACTAAAATATTTGATATAGACGCTCTATCTCCATTAGTTTCCGCTTCTCATTTTGGAGTAACTAATGATACAAGATATTTTTGGGTTAGAGCAGTTGACCACGCTGGAAATAAAAGTCCATTTACTGGATCTGCAAATCTACAAAGTAATAATATTGAAGGCTTGCAATTAATATTGGGTCAAGCAAAGACTACTGACATAGCAGATTTCGAGCAGAACATATCTAATACATTTCATAATATTGTTTCTCTTGTTCCTAATAATCCATTTGTTGATAATGACCCAGATTCCTCTTCAATTAGGTGGGATAGACATTTTGTATATCACAAGGGAATCGGTTATGTTATTGGTGGAGATTCATCTTCTGATAAGTTTATTTGGTGGCAACCTACTGGTAGCGTTGCAATAACTCCAACTCAAAGTGGTGAGTTAGGTTTAGTTGGGCCTGGTGGCGGGCCTTTAGATTCGTCTATAACAAACCCGCTGAGAAATGTATTGTATAGTGGAAACTATAACACGTTAAATTATCACCCTGCAGGTGGAGATGAAAATGATCCAATATTAGACTTTAATGATGGTGATTTTATTATAGCCAGAAATAGTCAAGGTGTTGCTACTCCTGTTTGGCACTCTTTTGCTAATGCAACTATTGGTACTGCGCAAATAGAAAATGCAGCAATTGTAGACGCTAAGATAAAAACTTTAACCGCTGATAAAATAACAGCTGGAGTTATACAAGGCCAAGATGTTCAGGTCGGAGGAACTGGTCAAATAAGAAGCGCTGGTTTTGATGGTCTAGATTTAAATAGCGCAAATCCACAACAAGGTTTTGCATTAAGTGGGGATGGATCTTTTGTATTTCAAACTGAGAATGGCAAATTATACTTCGATGATGATCAATTAGTTTTAGAAGGTAAGCTGAGGCAATCAGATGGCTCTGAGAATACATTTATATCAATGCGTGCAGAGCCAGATGTATTTATGTATGAAGAAAGAGAGGACGGAGCTTTTGTTCCTTCTTTATCTATAACTCCTCAGGAATGTAATATTATAGCTTCTTTTACTAATAGTGATGTTGCCGCTGCCGATGTTAGATTTAAATTGTTAACAGATAAAGGTGATGAAATTTTTGGTTACGACGACCAAAATGCCTACAGTGACTATGGTTTTAGTTACAATCCAAGTAGCGATTTTGATTCTTCTACATCAACTGCAACTGCAACATTAAATCTTGGTGATAGAAAAGATGTTAATGATCCAGGATTTGATTTTATTGTTCACGGTGGAAATGACGACACTTTAGATTTTGGATCTGTAATTGTTTTTGCATCTGGAATTGGCGCTTCAACTGAACAGGCAGTTACTATAAGTATGCAGACCCAAGGATCAATGGGTAAAAGTCCAGTTTATAGAGGAATTTGGAATTCTAATTCTAATTATGTTGGTTTAAATGAAAGTGACGGTACAAGTAATGCAAGTTTATTAAGGGGTGATGTTGTGCATCATGATGGAACTTATTATATTGCTAAAATAAACAATCAAGGCCAGGCTAATGAGCCGCCTAATGATACTGTTTGGGATACGTTCGGCGCACAATTTGAAAGTGTTGCAACTGATTTATTATTAGCTGAAGACGCTATTATTAGTCACAAATTAACTTTAGGATCAGGAACCGATGATTCTGATAACCCTGATCCAGGATCAAATGGCATTATACATACAGTAAATAAAGACAGTATTTCTGATACTACTGCAGGATTTTATTTATCTAGCGATTCAAATAATTTCTTTGGGGTTGGAGATGCAAGTCAATTCATAAAATTTGGCGGAAACAGTTTAAGTATAAACGCTCAGAATTTTACTTTCGGGGGAACTACTTCAAATATTACAGATACCTCTTTTAATCTTAATGGGTCGAGTGCAAATATTACAGATACCTCTTTTAATCTTGGAAACTCAAGTTCATATTTAAAAAATAACGGAACAAAGGTTGAGATTCAAACTGATTTATTTTATTTAGGTGATGCAGATTCATATCTTGAATTTGATATAAATAATAGTAAGTTAACAATCAATGCATCATATTTTAAAGGAGGAGTGCAGGGAGTAACAACCCCTAGTACTAGATTTAATTTTAGCGATTATACGAATTTTGACCCACGTGCCGCTTTCATTGGTGGGGGTTATAATAATACTATAGAAATTCCTGCCACCCCTGGTTTTTTATCTATTGGCTCTGCAATTGTCGCTGGAGCAGAAAATTCAGTTGAAGGTAGATTCTCTTTTATTGGCGGTGGGTACGATAATGATTGTAAGGATAATTTTTCTGTTATAGCTGGAGGTTATAATAATGACATGCCTGAAGATGATGTAAACAATGCAGGCGCTAACATAATTGGTGCAGGACAAAGCAATAAAATAGAAGGAGGAAGTAATCAATTAATAGTTGGCGGATCAAGTAATTTAATAGAATACGGCCCTCCTTCGTACAGTATATTTAATTCAACTGCAAATATAGTGCCAAATCCAGACACTAATATTTTGTCTGAAAGAATACTTAGAGGGCCAAGTATTCCTACTACGAGTTTTAATGCTTCTGCCCCCGGTTGGGTTTCGAATTCTTTTCTCTCTGCAAATCTGTATTTAACTTATTATGCTAATTCTAAAAGGGGGGATTTTAATCCATACCTTGGTTTTTGGTTATATGCTGTTGGAGTATTTGGTGGCCCTGGTAATCTTTGGATATTTTTAATTCCAACTCAATCTGGTCGCGAGCCAGAGTGGTGGTTTTGGATTTCCCCGTCAGAGCTATCTGGCGCTAATGCTAGCCAGTTTAGTAATTGGAACTTCACAAACTTTACTCAAGCATACAGATCAACCTCTTCAACGCCATTTAATTTTTACAATCAAGCAACTGCCCAGTGGAGGGGGGTATATGATTCATCTCATACCCTCGCCGGAAAATACTATGACTTCGCTTTTCAAGGTTCTTCTGCGCCCTTTGATGGTATAAAAGATCTTCCTTATTAAAAATGACTACTGATCAACCAGGTACTCCAACGACCGATCCACACGGGAACACTATCGGAGGCAGTTTTTTGCCACCTTCAGATAATACTCTTTTTGGGGGTGGGTATGATGCAGGCAACGCAATATTAGGCGGCACTAATAATAGAATTTTTGACTCTAGGAGATGTTCTATTATTCAGGGCGCATCTAATAGTATAGACTATAAATATAACACGCATATTATTGGCGATTTTATTACTGCGTCAGAAAATAATAAATTTTATGTAGGATGCGTTAATGGAATGAAAGTTATAGGTAAAATAGAAGCTCCTTGTTATTCTGACATATACTCCGAAGGAAATATTACCGCAGCGGGTGATATTACTGCAGAAGGTGATATTACTGCAGCAAATTTTTCTGATGAAAGATTAAAGGATGATATTTCTTTGATAGAAAATCCTTTATTAAAGATAATGTCTCTAGATGCAATTGAATTTAATTGGAACGATAAACAATCAGCTCACCGAGGTCATGATATTGGTTTAATCGCCCAGCAAGTTGAAAAAATTGCACCAGAAATAGTTCAAGAAAAAAAGAGTGGATATAAGGCTCTTAAATATGAAAAAGTAATTCCTTTGTTGGTTGGCGCAATTCAAGAGCAGCAATCTAAGATTGATAACCTAGAGGTTTTGGTAAAAGAATTATCAGACAAGATTAATTCTATGAATTAATAACCTTCATTAATACCCTTGATTCGGAAGGCGGAATATCTGAATAGTCGTTCCAATCTTTAACAGAATCATTTTGATACAATCCTTTTTTCCAATAATCTCTTAATATAAATTTAAACTCTTCAAAATTAGAACAATTTAATTTGTCTTTTGCTAGTGATTCAATCATTGAATATGGAGTAATTGATCCTAGTTGAGAATTTTGTTGAGGAGCGGATAGATTTGATTTGTCGATCTCATCATCTCCTACGATATGAACATTAAGAAAGTTTCTAACACAGCGAACAAATGCTCGGTTACATGCAATTGTTTCTAAAAATTTGGTTGCGAAATTACTTGTGTTGTTTAATGTCGCGTTTGCCATATCTTGAAATGTAACTGCTTGGCCACCTGTTTCATAATTTGGTAAAAACTTCATTTTGCAAGTTGCTGCTACGTGATCCATTTCACATTTAACAATATCATATTGTACATCCATAAAGCCTCTTAATTTTGCCAACTCTTTAATTCCGCTAAGCTTGATTAGTAGTTGATGATCTTTTAATCCTTCGATCGATCGAGGAACATCTTTCTTTCGAAGATCGAACCAAGATTTGTTTGGAAATAAATGTTCGTCCTTAATCATTGATCGCCAGTTAACAGAGCCGTCTTCTGCAAATACATAATCTACATTACCTAGTAGTCCGTATTCGTCTCTTTGGAACTTTGCTGGGCCGTCTGCGTATTTTTTATTCAACGCTCTTTTTGTTACGGTTGGCGAAGTGGTTGTCGATTCGTATGTTACTGAATTATCAGATACTGTTTTTGTTTTGCGTGCCATGGTTGTCATCGTTATAAATTTTTAGTGTGTTTAATTCTTCCCAAAATTCTGGGCAGTCTATGATTTTATTCTCTGTCGCTGGCACATCATGAATCCATGCAGCTTTACTTGCATATGTTTGTCCGTTTGATATGATAGTTCTAGAGTTTTTATAACGAGTATTATCGCATATTTTATCAACATTGTCAAGATCTTTTTTTGTTTTATCTTGATGTAGTGTTATATTCCAGTCAAAAAACTTTAATCTTAAATCATTAATTTCATCTTCATTTTTGCATATTAGATTTAATGGTATACCGTTTTTCTTTAGTGATTGAATGTAATTTTCATCTGTATCTGATGATACTATATAATTGATTCTTAGTATACTAGATTTTATTGCGAGTAGATATTGCAATTTCATTGGTTGGTCTAGGAAGATGTTTGCCATTCGTCCATACGCCCACTGTGCAATATTCTGCTCGTCAAAACATTCGTCTCCTAGGATGTTTATTGAGTTGCCTTTTATGAAATCTGTAGGCATTACATGATTTGGTATTACAGATATTGATGGCAGATGATATTCTTTACCAATGTGAAATGTTTCAATGTTGTTTAAATTATTTTTTATATCAAGAAGTTTTAATACAGATTGCGCGATTTTCTCGGGCATAATCATGTTTATGGTTTTTGGGTTTTCTTGATTTGAAAACGAAGCCTTGTGTCCACCGCGGTGAGATTCAAATAATTCGTGATTTTCTTTTTTACCCCAATATGGGCCGCAACATTCTTTGTATAGTATACTATATAGTGAAACTATTTTTTTATCAAAGCCTGATGCTACATGAGTGCTAAATGAATCATTTCCAAAATGTAATAAACTATTTTGTATAATATAAAATGTTTGTTTTAGATTTGTTAATCCTGTATAATGTAAACAGCCATTTATTTTTTTATCGTCTTTCTCTCCTATTTGTATGATGTCAATTCCTTCTTTTTGTAAATAGGGAAAAATCATTTGTATTACTTCATTATAATAGTCGTAATTTTTGGCTTGCATGCCGCTGTTGGCGTGCAGTGTTATGTACTTTTTAGATGTGATTGGGAAGAAGCAAGTTTCAACAAATGGTTTGTCGATTTTTACTCCACAAGATAATGCGTATTGTTCTATGAGGTGCATAAGTCGAATTGAATTTTATCTTTACCATTGTGCATATAATTTAACATTCTTTGAGTTCCTATGTGAGGTAAGAAGGCTATTTCAAAATAACCTTTATGCTGCCCCTGTCCTTCAAGTAATACCAAGCTGTCTAATGATTTAGAATATGGAATGGTTTTGTGAATATATGGATTACCTTCTAGGATGATAAAGTATTTTTGTTCTGTTGCGAAGTATATATTATATTCTGGGTATACTTCTTTTATATTTTTTAATAATGATGTACATAGATAAACATCACCTATACTTTGGGGCATGCATATCAATAACCTTTTACCTTCATCGTCTTTATCTAGTAATTCTTCAAATTTTATTTTTTTGTTTTTTCCATTTTCTTTTTCTGCAACTTTTTTGAAGTGATCTAATACATCTTTTCTTTTTAGATCAGTAGATAATCTTTTCATCCAATGTTTATGGCCTTCGTCCGAATCTTTTATGTCGAGTTTTAAAATGTTTTTATATATATCTTTTAGCCAATCAGAATCTTTTTCGATCTCGGGCGGTTCATAATTAGAATCTCTCTCTTCTGGTGAAAATTCAAAATCCCAGTTTACCTCTGGCATTGCGTCAATAATCTTTTCAAGTTTTTCACAGACAGCTTCAATGCTGTAATTTTTAATAACAAACTCTCTGGCTTGTTTACCTAAGGATTCTCTTTTTTCAGGTTTCATTTTAAAAACCTTTTTGAGTTGGCTGGCAATACTGTTTGCGTCTGTACTTGCTTTAATAAATTGCGTACCCGGTTCTCTATACTCGCTCCAGTTTAACGCAAAACCTCCACTATCTGGCGTACAGCAATCTTCTCCGCAGCTGTAGTTTGTTACTAGCGTTACGAGCTCTGTTAATTTAGCTTCTTGAATTGGTATTTCTTGACCACCGCTTGTAAATGGGTGGCAATAAACATCCATCATGTTGTAAATTTCATTCAACTGTTCTTCATCGATACCTAATTTACTACTTGTTGTTGCTTGCGATTTTTTTGAACCGCAATGCCCACAGTCGATATCTTCACCTTCATAGCTTTTGACTTCATATTTTTTACATTTTTTGCAAACGTAAGTCGTTAAGACTCTTGACTTGTCTATACCTTTTTCGTCCATCAATCTCGTTATGTCCCACCCTTCTTTCCAGTGGGTGTGGAGTAGTAGTTTTGCGGAAGAGGATGGATTTTGCTCGCAGAAGATTTTGAACCCCTCGAGTAAATTTGGCACGCTTTTTCTCAGCTGATTCCTGAATACAAAACCTATTATAAAATCATTTTCTTTTATATTGTTGGTTTTCCTTAGGAGTTCTCTTTGCTTCTCTGGTAGCTTAGAGAAATTTTTTGTATCAACTGCTCCGTGCAGAGTTTTAACATGGTCGTGCCCCATTTCATTTAAGGCTTTTTCTGCGAATGTAGACCAAGTATAGTAGTTTTTTATTTTGGGAGCAGCTTTAACTGCGTCTGGAAGTATGGGTAGGCTGTCTAAAGTTGTCCAAATCATGCAATTAGTTTTGTTCCACCAAGGTCTTTCCGTATAACCCGTGAACGCCCATATATCTTCTATACCTATATATACATCAGGTTTTTCTTGCTTGATTATGTTGTCAATTGTATAATTACCGTAAGCTGCAGATCTAGCTAAATTGGGGTCTTTATTTAATTGCTGCAATAATGCTGGATTATCTGGTAGTGACCCCTCACATTTCCATGGTAGCATTTTAAGAGAAGCGTCTCCGCTCTTGATTGAGTTTGAGAGCTCTACTAAATCATATTTTCCAGTTTTGTATAAATGAATTAATATATTCTTAGTATGCTTCCCGAACCCAGTAAAAGCCTTACAATGATTACTGTGAATTAAGACTTTCTTTTTCTTCATTTAAAAAGGAGCTTCTTGCGGTAGTTCTGTAGGTTTTGTTTCTTGTTGTTCTTTTTTGTACTTTTGTATGTTTTTAATTTCTTCTTTTCTTCTGTGCGAGTACAACTCCTGTAGGTAGAATTTAAAAAATTGATCTAGGTTCTCAACTTCTCCTGGTTCAAGCGGAACCCTGAACGATTGATTTCCGTTTCTTGTGAATGTAATTCCGAAAGCAGGTAGTGTTATTGATCCGTTTTGAGTTTTTGATTGTTTATCCCAAGGTACAAACTTGATTGATGTTTTATTATCTTCGTAACTGTGGAATGCCGAATATTCATATCTCCTATTGAAAGCGCTAATTATTCCACCAATCTCAAATTCACTAAATTTTAAATTGATATTTTTTTCGGGGTTATCCTTGTTGCCTGAAAAGTTTCCGGATTTTTTCTTATCATCCCAACTGTACTGTTGGATCGCGCTAACATAAACGACTGGTTCTTTATTTCTGTTTACGCCGATTTTAAAATTAAAAGCGCACCCTAAATTCTTACTGTTTGGTTTATATAATGAAATACTCATAACAGATACTATAACCAAACTCTATTTTGTCAATTTTTTATTTATAATTCTTTTATATTGTGGCACCAGCGTTCTTCTGATCTTAATGCATCATACTTTCTATAGCTAGAAGTCCAGATTCTATTTGGCAAACTATTTATTCTTATGATATCAAAATGCTTTTGCATTAACTTAACGGATTTTGTATAGTCGAATTGATCACGGCTATTTTTTATTGGGTCAAAATATGTTTCAATCGCCGCTTTACAAATGATTTGTTCTGGGGAAAGTTTTGTCGGTATAGATGATAGTTCGGTTGATTTTTCGAAAACCTTTATCATGCGACTCGTTTGCCCTCCTATGAAGTGGTCAGAGGGATGAAATTTAATTTCATTATCAAATCTAAAATATATATTAGAAGTTACAAGTTTAAACCAATTATGAATTCCTTTTTCGTTTTTACTATCTCTATTCTCTTTTATCTTTTTTAGTATAGGATTTATTACAGGATAAGATTCATCTGATCTAAATTTTATTGAGAGAAAGTTTTTCGCTGCTTTGAGCCCTTCTAATGTAGAGTAGTTTTGAAAAATATAAGGGTTCTTTGCTCCAGACCTTACAGATAGTTTTGAAGCTTTTTTGAAGTCGTTGATTACTAATGTAATTTTATCTTTGTATTTTTCTATTAAATTTAAATTATCATTATCCCAGCAAGACACAATTACTTCGCCGTATTCTAAATATTGAGGTATTGTATTTATTGATCTTAAATGAAGTGGGCCTTGTATAATTATTGATACTTGATCCTCTGACTTTTTAAACCTTTTTAATAAGTTTTTTTGCAGAGTGATCGCAAAATTAGTAAAGGTTGGAACGTAATTTAATTCTTTACCTGATTGATCTTTTAGTTTATGCGGGTTCCATCGATTCATACTAAGAAGTCAGAGCATAAGCCAAAGCAGGGCGGCCCTGAGTAATTTCTAGCGTCATCTACAACTAGGACACTTTTATTACTAACTCTTTTGCCAGGGTAAGTCCAGACAAAGTTTTTAGAGGTTAAAGTAAAGTCGTCTGTTTCATGCCAAAAATAGTTTAGTAATGTAAATTCACTAAGTATATCTAACGCTTCTAGGTTTTTGCAGTGAATCCATAAATGCTTGAAGTTTTTTATTAAAAATTTCATAGGGCATGGGCTCTCTGGTTTATCGTGTCCCAACCAGAGCTGGTTTCTTGCCCAGACATCTATTTCTACATCAAACCCTTTATCGAGAGCTTCCTGTATGTAATCTATAGTGTTCTCTCTTTCTGGCTTAGGGCCATTAATATTTCCTCTATGGGAGACGAATATCATGTTTTAAAAAAGTATCCAGATCTTCAGGGGTTCCAAGTCCCCACATCTTATCTATATTAAAAGTTTTTACTCTTGCCCCGATTGATAAAGCTTCGTTATAAACTGGGCATACATAGAATTCATTATTGACTCTTATGTTTTTCTCGATCATAGATTCTGCACATGAAACATAATCACTTCCTTTTTTCCAGAAATAAATTCCAACTGTAGCGTTATCGCTAATAGGTTTCTTTTCCGCAACTTCCGTAACAAACCCCTCTTCGTTTAATTTTGCATAACTCCATTTTGGATGGGTCGAGCGAAATGTTAAGATTGAGCCGTCTATATCGTCCGCCATGCAGGAATACATAAATTGATTACTCTCCCATTCGACATACTGATCTGAGTTTGCTAGAATTAATGGTTCGTCATTATTTATAAATTCTTTAGCGAGTAATGTGGTGCATGCAGCGCCCTCTGTCATACCCTCCACTTGAACTATTTC